TTCTATATTGTATAACACGTGGATCAGGATTAACCTTGTCCAACATGTTAAACTTTTCCATCTTGATAAATGCGCGTATACGGCCATCTGTGGCCTCGACAACGCCATCACTCCGAAGTTCTGATAGGGCCTGAGCGTAAATCTTACGCCGCCTACCGTCTTTAAAAGAGTCAACAAACTCCTGCCCAGTTATTGGTGAGCAAGGTTTGGCTGATCTTTTAAGAATACGCATGGCTTTTCGAAGGTTGTTGACACCTTCTTTTGTTGGGTCAGGCACAACGCCTAACACTCTGTTAGTTATAGCTATGATCTCATTACACACACATGATTCGTGAGTGTATATGGGATACAGCCCATCCACAGGTGGTACATTCCTGACGAGATGCTTGCGAGATTCGTGAGACCAGTCGGGTGGCAACTTGATACCGCCATGTCTTGCTGCTATTAGCTCTAATTGCTTAGGCCAAGCGCAGACGGCTGGCACCCTGACCGGTCTGTCCTATGGTTTCCTAGCTACCTCAAACCCCCGCCTATGCCAGATGGTGTAATTTATTCCGGCCATAGTTGCGGCGTAGGCACTAAGCGTGGCAACTGGATGTTTAATTGCGAAAGAGGCTGCCCCAAGAGCTAACTTGACTGCAACCTTGTCCCCTCCATTACCCCAAAACATCCAATAACCAGCCGCGAGCCCACCCGCTGCAGCAATCCCAGCTACATCGCGGAGGCGCCATCGGCGATCAACGTGGCCCCTGGCAACCACGTTTGCATGATCATAATCGCCTTGGTGGTCGGCTAAATAGTTGTTAACGTATTTCTCAGACTCGGTCTCCACCATGACCTTAGCGACAGCAGGTATTATGTACTGTCTTTGAAGTGTGGCATTTTCTATTTTATGCGTTTTCATAAGCCACACCTTCGCCTGAAAAATCAACGATCTCTCCAATTCCCAGGTCCTCAACTTGTGATGCGCTTGCATCATCAAGAAGTCGAGGAGTTCTCTCTCCACACGTTGTGATAATTCGGACAACCCGGGATCTTCGTCAACAGTCTCTCCAGTTGGAATTCCACTGCTATCATCTGTTGCTTGATCTTGGGCCGGAGCCGTTGTGGAACTTTGGTCAGTGGTATCAGAGACTGAGCTGACCGAATGTCTTCTATCAGTTGGTCTCTTCGGCAAACTCTGACTTGGTTTAGGATGTTCTCTAACTGAGACAGAGTCTGCATCCCGTGGGCTAGATAGTTCATCATCATCAAGGTCGAAAGCGGCTGATTGTTTAAGCCTCTCACCTCTGGCCTCGATTGAGTTAACATATGCAATTGCTTTTGCATAGGTGCTAAGGTCTGGAGTGTTGTTTGATAATGTCTCTCCAGATTGTACCTTAGGTCCCATTCCTGCAACAATTGCACCAGATGATGGATGTCGTTGACCCACAGGAGTTGCATTAGATCTTGCAGCAACTTTACCACCACGTTTACCACGAAAGGATGGAACTTGACCAGATCCATCACAACGTTTTCCTTCAGCCAAGTGCCATACCATGTGCGGCTGAGTTGGTCTGCCCATGGTAGCGGAAATCCAATTGATTCCAACGATGTTTCGGCAAATCGGACAATTGGTGGAGTTCTTATTTCCACGTTTCTGTCCAGCATCTCTTCCGCTAACACCTGCTGAAGTGGATGGTGGATTGCTTCCACCACCACTACTCCCTCCTCGAGATTCACGCCGTAGGGTGGGTTTTGCCCT